AGGCGGCGGACATCGCCGTAGGCGAGCTGCAGAAGCGCGTTAAGGAACTGGAAAACCAGCCGGCTGCGCCGCGCGGCGTGCTCAAAACGGTAGGCAAAGACAGCAACCTGGGCACCAACGAAGATCAGACGATCGAACCTATCAAGAAAGCAGATGGCTCGACGGATGACGCAGCCACTGCGATTAAGAAAGCATTTCAAACCCCACAATCTTTTAACCGGCTGTCAACCCAATAACTCTGGCCCCGTCACAGGGTATTCCACTCACCAACCGTATTTAGACACGGCCCACGGGGCCTATAAGTTAAAAGGAATTTCATTATGAATCCCGCACAATTGGCAGCAGAAACCCTGGCAGCATTCAAATCGGCGCAGGCGGTACCTTCCGCGATTTTGAAGTCGACCTTTTCGCAACCGACGTCGGCAACGTCCGGCATCAACTACTATGACCTGGAAGCCGGCGCAAAGCTGATTTACCCGGTCTTGACCCCGTTGCGCAACGAGATTCCGCGCGTGTCCGGCAAGGGTGGTATTCAGGCCAATTGGCGCGCGATTACGGCGATCAACCCGGGCCAGGTTTCGGCGGGTGTATCAGGCGGCAATCGCGGCGGTGTGATTGCGATCACCACGCAAGACTACATCGCGGCTTATCGCGGACTCGGCCTTGAGTCGAATGTGGACTTCGAAGCCGACTATGCAGCAGAGGGGTTTGACGATGCGAAGGCATTGGCGACTCGCGTTTTGCTTGAATCGCTGATGTTGCAGGAAGAAGTCACCATCCTGGGCGGCGACGGCGCGGCAGTAGCGCTGGGTGTATGCCCGACTCCGACTCTGGCGGCTTCTACCACGGGCGGTGCGCTGGCAGCCGAAACGTGGTCGGTCATTGCTTACGCCTTGACGCTTGAAGGTTTTGTGTCGGCATCAGTGACGACGGGTATTTTGGGGCAAGTGACGCGCGTCAATGCCGACGGCTCGCAAGATCAGTTCGGTGGTGGCAGCTCGGCGCGCAGCACCAACGCCACGGTGGCTACCACGGGCTCGACAAGCAGCATCGCGGTGACTGTGACCACGGTAAATGGTGCACTTGGCTATGCATTGTTCTGGGGTGCTGCAGGCAGTGAAACGCTTGGCGCAATCACCAGCATCAACTCGTATGTCATCACCGCAGCGGCAACGGGTACCCAAGCGGCGGCGTCAGTGCCTAACGGTTCGGCGGATAACTCGCTGAACAGTTTGAAGTTCGACGGGCTGTTGTATCAGGCTTACAAAGCCGGGTCCAACGCATACATCGCGACGCAGGCCACCGGCACGGCGGGCACCGGCACGCCGCTGACCCCGGACGGCGAAGGCGGGGTGGTGGAGATCGAACTGGCGTTGAAACACTTCTGGGACACTTGGCGCCTCAGCCCGACGAAGATTTACATTTCGTCGCAAGAGCAGAAAAACATCAACAAGTGCATCTTGATGGGTTCGCAAACCGCTTCGCAGCGCTTTGTGTTCAACGTCGAGCAGTCGCAGATTGCGGGCGGCACGATGGTACGATCGTACTTGAACAAGTACAGCATGAACGGCGCGGTTTCCATTCCTTTGGAGATCCACCCGAACATGCCGCCGGGCACCATCCTGTTCTTTACGAACAAGCTGCCGTACCCACTTAGCAACGTGGGCAACGTCAACCAGATCCGTACTCGCCGCGAGTACTATCAGATTGAGTGGCCGCTTCGCAGCCGTAAGTATGAGTACGGCGTTTATTGCGATGAAGTGTTGCAGTGTTATGCCCCGTTTTCGCTGGGTATCATTACCAACATCGCAAACGGCGTCGGGGCTGTAAACTCCAACGCGTAATTTGGCGGGCGTGCAGCAAGGCCCAGACGGTCTAAACACCATCTGGGCCTGTCAGTAAGACGGTTTAAACGGCAGGGGCTTGGTAAGTTGACGCAGGTCTAAACTATTCGCAACGGAGCAAAGAAGATGTCTAAATTTTCGCGTGTCGTCAAATTCAAGGAAGGCTTCCATACGATCGCCCATCAAGGCGAGACGTACAAGGAAGACCGCAAGGACACCGGTGTGTTTGAGGCCCCGCACGCCGTGGCTAACCACTTCAAGAATGCCGGCTTTGTGGAAGACTTTGCCGAAGACATGGACGCGGCTGTCGCCAAGCTCGACGCGGCAAAACGCGCCGCCCAGAACAGCCAGACTATCGGCGTGAAGAAGTAAGACATGGCCTACACGCCGTCAGCGATAGACCTCTGCACCTTAGCCCAGCTCAAGGAGTATTTGGGCATCCCCACCGGCACCACGGCGGCGGACGATCTTTTGCAGGGGCTGCTGACGGCTTCTAGCCAGTTTCTGGCTACTTGGTGCGACCGGACTTTTCAGGTGGTGGCTTACAACGAGATCCGCGACAGTCGCGGCCCGACGTTTGTCACACTTGGGTACCCGCTCGTATCAGTGACAGGCGTAACGGTGGACGGCCGGCCGATACCGCCAGGCCAGGGTTGGCCGCGCCAGGGTTACTTTAGCAGTCTCTGGGCAATTCGTATTGACGGCTATGGTGTGCCGCGTGATGGCTACCAAAATGTGAATTTGCAGTACACGGCAGGTTACGCGGTGATCCCGGCAGATTTGCAGCAGGCTGCAATCGAACTGTCCGCCTTGAAGTACAAGCAGAAAGACCGCATCGGCATCAGCGGATCTGAAGGTATCGACGGGCAGAGTATCACATACCGCGACTTGGCAATGAGCCAGGCCGTGCTGGCCGTTGCCATGCGGTATAAACGCGTTGTGCAGATTGCGCAATGATTAGCTATACCATCTCAGGTGTGACCGACCTCGTAGCGACGATAAGCCGTCTGACGGACAGTATCCGCGCAGAGTTGAAATCTGAGATGGAGTACATTATTGCGGACCTGACGGCGGGCGTCGTGGCCGACAAACTAAGCGGCCAAGTCTTGAACAGGGTGTCCGGCAGGTTGGCGGCCGGCGTCAGCGGGAAGGTTGATGACGTGGCGGGCGGGGCGATCACCGGGACGACTTTTGTGAGCGGCGTGCCCTATGCCGCCATCCAAGAGTACGGAGGGACGACAAGCCCCCATGAGATTTTGCCAAATGTGGCGCTTGCGCTGAGGTTTGAGGTGCCCGGCGGGATTAGATTTGCGGCACGGGTGAACCACCCCGGCAGCAAAATGCCTGAGCGCAGTTATCTGCGGTCTGAGTTGCATGACATGAGCGCACAGATTTTGCAAAGCCTGCAAGACGCGGTTGAGCGCGGGGTGGCAAAGTGAGCGGGTTCGGGCGTGAGGCGGTCTATGCGGCTTTATTTGCGTTTGTACAGGAAGCGTTGAACAGCGCCGGTTTTCCGGCTGTTACGGCTAGCCGCAGCGCACAGCACTACTCGAACGTCGGCGCTGAGTCCATGCCGGCCATCTTTCAACTGCAGAAAGGTGAATTGGTAATACGCAAGCGCGGGCTCGACGAGAAAGTCACCTTGCAGTGCGAGCTGCTTGTATACACGGCCGGATCACAGGATGGTGTAACCCCGGCGTCCACGGCAATCAACAACATCATCGACACGATAGACACGGCGTTATCTAGCGACACGACGCCCGAGAACAATCAAAATCTTGGCATGCCGGACGTGGTACAGCATGCGTGGATTGAAGGCAAAGTAGAAGTTTTTGAGGCCATCCTGGTCAACACGTCCATTGCAATCATCCCTATTCACATTCTTTGCACGGGCTAACCCGTAGGAGTTTTTATCATGCAACTAGGCTTCGGAGCGGGTGTACTGTGGGGCACGCCAACACTTAACGCCAATGGTGCGGCCGTCGCAAATGCAACGCCCACCAAGTTCGGCGTGCTGCAAGAGGTGACGCTGGACATCGAGTTTTCGCAGAAAGAGCTGTACGGTGGTAACCAGTTCCCTGTAGCAATTGGCCGTGGACAGGGCAAAATTTCAGGAAGCGCCAAGGCAGCGCAGGTGAACGGGCTGACCTATGCCAACCTGTTCTTTGGGCAAGGTACCCCAAATGCAGGGTTGTTGGGCATTTATAGTGACACCACGGGCGAGGTTATCCCCACCTCGACGCCCTACACCATCACGGTTACGCCGC